CGGTCGGGCTGACAGGATTTGAACCTGCGACCCCTTGACCCCCAGTAACAAGGCCACCATATCCCCACTGTCCCGTGGGTGCATCTGGTGGCCTTGTGCCTCATATATAGGGGCTATGCATCTCCGCTAGTTCCCTCTTGTTTTCGGGCCTTTCCGGCAGGGTGCACACACGAGTGCACTCACATCAACCGGAGCCGTGTTGCTCTTGGGCGTGTGCTCGGGCCTGACCTTGGGTGGATCCCCGTCTTGGTCCGCCCGCGGGTCGATGAGCCGGGGATCGATGTCCAACGCCTGAGCCAGGGTAGTCACCCTTTCGGGTGGCACTCTGCGCTTTCCGCTCTCGTAGTTGGACAGGGTGGAGTGATTCGCTCCCACAAGCAAGCTGAGGTCCACGAGTGTGAGCTTCTTGCGACGGCGTTCGCGTTTGATGATGTGCCCGATTCGGGCGTCAAGGAGGGTCACGGATGCAAGTATGCCAGACGTTCCCATTAGGTGTAATTAGATGCAATTACGTGCAGTTAGATGTAATTAGGTGCTACTTCGCTTGGGAATCCGTTCCCGCCTCGCCCCGGTTCCGACACGTGGGCCACGCGGTGCTGTTCCTGGGGATTTGTGATTCATCGCCACAATGGCTTTGACATCATCTACCGTGAACCGGATCTGACTTCCAAGCAGGACGTGAGGCCACTGTTGTTCCCTCTTTAAACGGTACGCATGAGAACGTCCGATCCGAAGCAATTCGGCAAGCTGCTCGATGTCTATGAGCCGAAGATCGTCCATCGCCAAATTATATCGAGACAGCCAGAAGGGGCATCCAGCCGCGGATAAGGATGGACGCCCCTTCGTTGTGACACTGCGGTCAACCACCACAGTGACCGCCAAGTTTTCCTTGATGAAGCTATTCTACCGCAGAACGGCCCAACAGTTAAGTAATTGCTTATGTAATCTCGTCGCCGTTTGACCGTGCCCCTATTAATACGGAACACCCTCCCCTACTATCAGCGTATGAAACCAATATTGGGGGTAGCCAGTGCTGTCGTGCTGGCAGTTTCACTCGCGGCATGCAGTTCAACAGCAGAAGCAAAACCGGCAAGCTCTCCCACCGCGACACCGAAGCCGACAACCTATTACGGCGAAACAGCATCCGCGATCGCAGCGCTGATCCCGGATTGCACGGACGTGAAGTCTTTGCCAGTGGCCAAGGGCGGACCTGATTTGGCGTCTATAGGTACGTGCGTACTCGGTGGCCGCACGGTGGACGTTTACAGTTGGGCAAACAGAAACGCCGAGATAGGGATGGGATCTGTCATACAGGCCAACAAAGAGGCCGTCACCTACGCCAGCGGCACCGGGTGGGCCGCATTCGTCAGGCGCGACATGACTTTTCAGTGGCAGCTTACGAACCAAGCAGACAAGCTACTAGCCGATTCATTCAACGGATCCACCCCCGCTGCGGCTGATCTTCCCGGAGAGCTTGAGGTAGCGAAAAAGGTCGCTGATGCCTTGGGCGGACAAGTGTCGCAGTATCGGCCTTAGGACGGCGGAAACCCGCTATCAGTGGTCACCGTCTTAGGCTGCAAGGTAGGCCGGAATGACCAAGACGGTACCGTCCGAGTCAACGACCTTGAGGTAACGCTTCGGTGCAGAAGGCAGCGCTGCGGCTCCTCCCGCTGCGCCCACAGTGGTTTGCGTCAAACCCGCCGCGTACCACTTAGGTCCTGATGACGTGATGCCCACCATAACAGTCCCCCCGGAATCGTGGGCGAACATGCCCTGGCGGCTCCGAAACGCGCCAGTGATATCCACGTAGCCCTGTGCCGCTGTTGCGCCTGCGGGCCACCATTCCTGAATGTTCTTCGTCTGGCCTGCCGCCGCGCCGACCCGGAGGCTTACGAAGTCTGTTGTTGACGCCGGCAGAATGCGTGCAAACGGCGTGTTGCCACTGCTGACAGAGACGCCGGCTAGGTTCACGTTGAACAGGCCGTCGCCACTTGCAGGATTGATGCCGAGACTGGTCTGCGTCTCAATGCGGTCAACGACCTTCACTCCGAAGTTGCTAGTCGCGCCCCCGGAGGTGTCCTGAGCGAACCCCACGTAAGTTCCTACGGACGCTGACGCGTCCTTTTGAACCTGTGCAAAGAACGAGTAGCCGTAGGCCGTTGATGAGACTCCTTTGAACCCAGCGCGTCCCGAGACCGCGACAGTCTTGCCAGTTACGGTGACGTTGTTCTCAACCTGTGAGATACCTTCCAGCGCCGTCGTGGACGCGGCCTGGGTGAAAGGCACACCTCCGTCCTTGAGAAGGACCGCGCTGGAGAAGCCCTCGGCTACATCATCCGTTGTCGGCCCCCAATAATTGGTGATCGCGTACCCGCCCTGGGTTGTTTTGGGAACACCAGCGCCCGGGGTGTTCCTCCCGTACTCTTGATAGATTCCGAAGGCACCAGCTATGTCTGCCGGTGATCCAGTGCCAGAGAACCCGAAGGATGACCCGGTGCCGAAAATGTAGGCCGTCCCATAGGTGAGTGAGGTCTTGCGACGGACTCCCATGGGGCCGACCGAAGGATCAACTACAGGAATGAAACTTGGTGACAGTGCCCAGTTGGCGGCGTCAGCTGCATAGGTTGAAGGGGACGTGCCCGAAGTGGTGCGGGATACGAGATCCCCGTTGGGGTTGATACACAGGTCAACACCGCCGCCGATGTATGGGGTGTTGGGTTGCCATTTCGCGGGGCGGTTGTTGAAGTCCCGGTTCAGGTTTTCGGCTGAGAGCGGCGTACCACCCATCGGGCCATTTGCGTATGCGGTCATTTCTTCCTGTCCTAGATGAAGCGCTTTTAGCGTGAGGGGCGGCGTGCCGCGTCCCGGTTAGCTGCGTTGATGCCGTTGGTTACTCGGGTGTCTGCGACGGCTGCGACGTATGCGGTGAATTCGTGACCGTCCACAACGAGCTTGACGGTTGACGGGAAAGCCGGGGCCGGTGCGCCCTGCTGTGGTGGGAGCTGCCCGGTCTGGTTCATGTAATTCAGTGCAGGCAGGCCAATGGACTCCGCAGACGCGCGCTTCACAACAAACTCACGTGGGGTGAGCCACGCCGGGACGGTATCCGTGCCGCGTGGCTCGCCGGGATGACCGCCCGTGGCAAGGTACGCCACGGAACCACCATGCGCGTACCCAAGGAATGATCCCCTGGCCGCGTTGCCGGTTCCCGAACCGGGTGTTTCCGCCGTTCCCGGCGTCGAAACGTAGGTTTCCTGTTCACCGGTCGTCGGGTTGGTTCGGGTTCCCAGCGTGTCAGCTGTTTTCTGGGTGGACTCGCGGGTGATCAGGTCAATGGTTTTGCCGTGGACCGCGTCAACCTGCCGCTGGAACTCGGCAATGTCCGCCTCAGCCTTAGCTTTGTCGATTTCAAGCTTTGTCGGCGGGACACTCTTCGGGATCTGGAACAGCTTGTCAATGTAATTGGTGACAGCGTCCCGGTCCACGCCGTGCGCTACGGCGTTGTCAATGATCTGCTGCCGCATCGTCTTGTACTGCTCCAGGGACTGGCCGGTTGCGTTCTGCAACCCGCCGTTCGCCTCGACAACACCTTCAAGGGCCTGCACTTGGCCGTTGAGCTGGCCGCGCAACGCGACCGACGCGGCGGACATGTCACCAATGTTGGTCGTGGTGAAATGGATCTTCTTACCGGTCTTGTCGATGTGGTCGCCCATGTTCGCCAGTGACGAATCAAAGGAGTTCTGCGCCTGAGCCGCTGACAAGGTTTTACCGTTCAACGAATCCCACGCCTGCTTGAGCAGGTCGGCAGCGTTGTTTTGGAGTTGCAGCTTCACGGTTGTCTCAGCCGTCTGGTCAGCGGCTTTCTGCTGCGCATCCGTCGCCGCCTGATACATGGACACCGACACCCCATACTGGGCTGCCTGACCCTGCAAAGCGATCTGCTCAGCAGTCAACGCCCCCGTGGTCTTATCCATCGCGGCGGCTTGGTCAATGTTGTCCTGCTTGGACTTCTGAATAGCCGCAGACTGGCCCCCAAGCGCGTTGGTCACCGTGTCAACGGCCTTACCCATGGCGATCTGGTCAGATGACGCCACACGTGCCGCGCTACCGCCCGCTACCACGTGCTGGTGGTAGTCGTTCGCGTAATCCTTGCCCTTCTTCACCGCGTCATTCACGATGTCCTGCGCCCCGGCAACCCCCATCAGTGCGTCTGTGAGGACGGTCTGGGTGATGCCAAGCTTCCGGGCGGCATCGTACGCCCCGGCATCCGAGAGGGCTTTGGCGGCTTGCGCCCGGACGTGATTACCCAGTTCCTCGTTGTCGTCCTTCAACGCCTGGGTGTAGTCCTGCGTGGCCGCTGTGGCCTGCTGCGTGGACGCCGCCGAAGTAGCGGCAGCAATGCTAATACCAGCGAGCAGGGCCGTGAAAATACCCACAACGGGGATGGCAAGATTCACGGAGACGCCTAAGATTTCAACCTGTAGCGCGGATAGCGCCGCAGTTTCCCCAAAGGTACCAACGGCTACCGAGGCCAATTTGAACGCTGGCCCAATGAGAACAGCGGTAGCCACAATGCTTTCCAGCACGGGCAGCGGGAAACTGTTGAGCAACCCGGTTACCGCGTTGAGGAACCCGATCACTACCGGCCCGAGCGGCGCGAACGCGGCAAGGATCCGGCCAGCCAGAGTCACCAAATTCTCAATCAGGGTCATGGTACCCGGCAGGTTGTCCCGCGCGTACTGGATGAACTCCGTAAAACCATTCGTCCCCGTAAAGCTAAACAGCCACGTCACGAACTTGGACAACTGGACCGTGCCGTCCTGGATCAGCGGGTTCATCTGCTGCAAACCGTCAAGAACACCCTTGAGCGCCGTGTTCCCCATGACGCCAAGCGCTGCCGCCCCGTCACTGAGGAACTGGTTCAGGAACGGCATCTTGACGTTGATCTCAGCCACGGCGGTGTTGAACTGGCCCAGCATCGCGTTAGCCGACGAAGACCCCAGCTCGGACAGATCACCTTTCAGCGCGGACAGGCCTGCGGCGTACTCGTTGCCGACAGTGGTCCCGTCTTCCATTTCTTTCTTGATCGCGACAATGGCGGCGACACCACCAGCGGCCATCCCACCGAACGCCACACCCAAACCAACAGCAGCAGCGGAAATAGCAGCCACCGGGCCAAGGAGCGCCGGCGCAAGAGCAATCAGCACCTGCCAGCCGCTGATACGCTGCTTATTAGCGGACACGGCCTTGTTGGTGGCCTGGGCTTCCTGCTCAGTGGCCTGGGCCGCCTGCTCGATTTCGCTGATGGCCTTCAACCGGGCATCGGAAAGCTTCGCCTCCGCATCATACTCGGCATCCATCGCTTTCTTGTGCGTCAACCGGGCCTGCGCGGCCTGTAACGAGTCATCGCCGTACTTCTTCGTTACCGCGTCAAGCTTCGCCTGGGAAATAGCTGACCGCTGGTAGGCGTTATCTAGGTTCCGCTCAGCCATCGACACCGCGTCAAGTTTCGCGAGGGCTTCGCCCACGTTCGCGTCAACCTTGATCGACGGGTCAATAGTCCCGAGTTCGCGAGCCTTAGCCTCGGCCTTGTCCATCTCGGCGGTCCAGGCCGAAGAATCAACCTTCAGCTTCGCGGTGATGTTACCGACGTTCGTTGTGTCTTCAGACAATGAGTTCTCCTGCTACTCGATTACCTGGCGTAGCTCTTCGCCCAGGATCTCGATAACCTTGTCCTTCTCCGTGAATACCGAGGACGTGAGATAGAACGACTGGCCTTCTTCGTGGCGCAACGGTTTCCCATACTTAGACACGCCGAACTCCTGATAGCGAGCGTACGGACCATCGAACTTCACGGTGGCCCCGTCCGAATCAGCGTCGGTATGGGCCTCGGCCCGCAAATTGCCCGTCTCCAACGGGGCACGCGAAACGGCGACTTCCCGCAGATGCTCCATGGCTTTGAAAGACGCCTCCGGAACCGCGGCCAACACTTCCTCGGTGACCTTGCCAAGGTCGAGGTCAAAATCCCATTCGATGCTCACCTCAGGACGCTGCGCTTCCGGTTCGCTCCGGAGCGCCCAAGAGGACCGACAGACGGCCCTCTTTGTGAGCGGTCACGATCTGCTCGGGAGTCATCGCCTTCAACTCGGCTTCCGTGACCTGGGCGCTCATTCGCCGTATGCCTCTTCACGGGTGATGACCACCAAGCCCATACGGGCGATTTCCTCATCAGTGAACGGCTCGTCCTTCACGACGACACCCCCGCCACTCCCCCGGTAGAAATGCTTCGCCGTGGATTCAGGGATCTCCGCGTCAATGCCCGCGAGGTCAGCGAACACATCCACGCCGGCATCAACGTGCGGCAGGTGCTTGAACTTGCCCTCCCGAACGAGCAGGTCAACGGCTCGGTTCAGGAAAAGGGAGGGGTCGAACTCTTCCACCCGTCGCCGGTCAGCAATGACACCAGCGACACCGAACGACCCGCCACCCGTCGTCAACCCAACACGGCCATGCTCCGCAGGCGGCGCACTCGGGTTCTTGTGCTCCGGAATCCCCAGAGCAACAGCCCTCTGCCGCCAACCACGAATCTGCGCATTACGGGCATCCGCCGCTTCATGGAAAGCCCGCACCGAGTCCACAACCGCGCTCAGAAGCTTGGCGAGATCCTTACCCCCGCTTTTCGAGGCCGCGAGGATCTCCCCATGCAGAGCCTCGCAGTCACGCAAACGGGCCGCGGCCTTCGCCCGATCCGCCTTACGCCGAGTGCCCTCAAGGCGCATCTTCGCCCAACGGCTCAAGCCCACCTGAGCCTGGAGATCCGCAGCCGTGACAGTATCATCACCGTCAACAATCCGGTTCTCCAGTTCGGTGACGAGATCCTCAGCATCGCGGGCTTCCTGCTCGGCAGCGGCAACGTCAGCGTCAGTCACCAACAGTTCATCGTTTGCGTGTTCCTCGGCCATTACGTGGTCTTCCCAAATCTGTAGTCATTCAAAGCTTCCGGAGAGATAAGCCACTGACGACCCAGCTTGCTAGCGGAAAGCCGCCCCTGCTCGCAGGCCCGTCGTACGGAACGCTCGGTGCACTGGAGCAGGGACGCCGCCTCAGCAGACGTTTTCCATGACTCACCCTGTATATCCATACTGCTCCTTTCATGAATATGCAGTCCTTTCACGGACAGGGCCTCTTCGTGCTTCACCGCCGCCGCATTTAGTGCGTGCAGCAACCCCACAACCTTGGCCGAAGGCCGACCGCCAGCGTTCCGCTGAGACTCCTGCATAACGCCCAACACCAGAAGCCGAAGCATCCCGTCCGCAACGTCGGCGGGGACCAAAACCGACCCGTCAGAACACACCAGTCGCGAATAAGCCCCAGGCAATTCCGGCCTCACCATCCCGACCCCTTCTCACTGCCGGTAGGCACCATGAACGGCATGCGCAGATGAGCCACAGGGCGGGCCTGGACGGGCACCACAAGCCCCGACGAAGTAGTTACCGTCTCGATGTCCAAAGGCGAACTCCCAGAGCCGCCAGAGCGTGAATACAGGCGCGAAACACCCTGCATATTCACGCTCGAAACGGCCTGCATGAGCGCTAATATTCCGTCGTCATGCCCAGCTCGTTCCGGCACGGCGATACGCAGACTCCCCGTCTGCAACTGCTCAAACTCAAGGCTGCGCATCTGCTTCAACAACTCAGGATCCCGCGGCAAAACCAACTGATTCCGCTGCAACAACACCTTGATCTTCGAAAAGCCCGACATCTTACGGCGGTTGTCAGTCCACACTTTGTACACTCCGCAATCAGCGCCCGCCGCGTGAGCCTTTTCCCGAAGATTCTGCGTCACAGGCTCACCCGGACCATTCACCTCCGACGCGATCACCGGCAAGTAATACCGGCCCGCAGTCTCCACAACACGGTCAATGAACCGGCTGTACGGCCACCCGTGACGAACCTCAAGCCACGGCACAAACAGGGCATAATCGTCCCCGAGCATCCCCCGGTTAGCGCCCCAGTCCTCCAACACCGAAACCAAAGCCATAGCCGAAGCGTCCTGAGCGTAACCCCAGTCAAGGCCAGCCGCCGCCGCATACGGCCTCTCAAACCACGACTCCAGATCCTCAGGCGGGCACATCCGGTAATCCGCAACAGCGCCCATGATTTCCGACTCGCTGAAATAGCTGCCCGCATCATCAGTCCACTCGGCCAAAAACTCGCGCCGGAAATACTCCGCAGTCTCACGCTGCCGGATCTGCTCCAACAAAGCAGCATCAACAAGCGGACTCACAGACGACGGCCAATGCCACGACTCAACCTGATCGCTCGGGGCATCCATTCCCCGCTGCCACAAAGCACGGAAGAAATGATCCACCCCACCCCACGGCGTGGAAACCAGGATCACCCGCGAGCCCGGACGGGCAATGATCGCCGGTTCAGCAGCCCGCCAAATCTCCGGATCAATGAAGCCGGCTTCGTCAAGCACCAGGAGGTCGATTGCCCAGCCACGGATCTGCCGCTGAGACGCCGGCACACTGATAATCCGCGAGCCGTTGGACAGCGTCAGCAGCGACTTCGAATCATCCAACACCGAACCCCTCAGCAACGGCGAACCTACCGCGAGCGCCTGACATTCCTCCAGGAGACGACGGGATGCCACCTCACCAGCCGACACCAACAACACAGTGATATTCCCCCGCGTAGCCGCTTCAAACAGTGCAATTGTTGACAGGGTGGTGGACTTGCCCACCTGTCTCCCCGCACAAATTAGCCGATGGCGGGCAGCCGACCGGGCCACACTCAACTGATGCGGCCACAACGGGCGACCCAACACCCGCTCAGCAAACGCCCCCGGATCAGTAGCAGGGCTATACTCACTTACCGCCGTCAACAACATCACCCCTCGTAGCCCGCTCATGCTGCTCCCGCATCGCCGTCAACGTCGCCGCAGCATCAGCCTGCCTGCCCTGGGCCACGTCCTTACCCAGCCTTGCCGCGCTCAACGGATCCAAACCAAGCCGCGCACGATGACCCGCCGCAGCACTATCGAGCTTCCGCCACAACTCCAGCGGGGACATGCGCCCCTGGCCCGATTGAGTAGCCTGCTCCATGCCCATGCCATCCAGCCAGTCAGCGACAAGCGCCACCTTCGCCTCAGCCTGCGCCCACGCCTGCACTGCCGCCGCGAACCGGGGTGCCCTAAGGTAGGCCAGCGCATCATCAGCCAGCAGCTCGACCGCGAGCGCCTCCGCGACAGGGTCAACCTTCCGTGGGGAGCGTGCCCCATGCTTCACCGCCAGCTCATTGCCAGGAGCGAACGGAGGCCGCTGCCCCTCAAACTCAGGCGTCCATCCCTCGGGGGCTTCCAAGTGCTCAGACATTGGCACCACCGCCCGTGGCGGCTGGGTAGACCCGCGCCCATGCTTCCGGGGCAGGACATGCGGGCCATTCCTCGGGCCATCCAAGGCGCATCCACCGCACCGCAGTAGCCGACAACACGGCATCCGGGGCGATGTCCTGGGCTTCAAGAATGAGCGCGGCGTACTCAGCATCAACGATGAACGTTGCACGCTGGCCGGTGCTGTTGGCTGTGACTCGGAGAACCCCGGAACCTGCCGTGTGCTCAGGAAGTCCCAAGCCTGCGGGGTTTCCAAGCCCGGTCAGGTGATGGAGTGTGTAGGTCTCTTCGTCCGTCACGGTTCAGCCCTCCACACGTCGGCCACCAAAGCGATGTCATCGGTTGTGTCCAGGTGCAACGCTTCGAGTGCTTCACTGATGGCTAGGCCGGCATCGTGCACGGCTTCGGGCACTTCATGGCCGTTGGCTAGCTCGATCTGTTCGAGCGCGTTCACGGCTCCACCGAGGCCCCATGCCGCAGCCCAGTCCCGGAGCTTGTCAGTGGCGCTCAATTGGCCACCACTCCCCCAAAAGCCTCTTGACCGGGCGTCAAAGGCCGACGATAAAACCGCAGGTCAGAGGCCGATTCACTATGCGTGTGTGCACTTGTGTGTGCACCTGTCGCGTGTTCCAAGATCATCGGAGAACACAAGCCACGCTCCACAAGCGAGCGAGCCAAGGACTCCAGGTGGCGGGCGGTCAAAGGAAGATGGGCATCGCGCGCGGGGTTCGAGCCACCACGAGCGGCAGAGCGGGCGGACCGGCTGGCCCTTGTGTTGGTGTTTGTTCGGGGCATTTTGGGGTTCTCCTGTGTATGTGTATCTCTGTGTATCCGGTGTGTATCCCGGATACGGTTGAGTGTGTGTATCCCCCCTCTCTTCTTAAGAGGGGATACACTCACACTGCTTTTAGGCCTGGGTGTGTATCCCGGTTGTTGGGGATTCGGTGGAGTGTGGCGTTTTTGGGGCCGGGGTAGGTTTCGATTTGGCCTGTGTTGATGAGTTGTTGGATGGCTGCGCGTTTGGCGTCTTGTTTGCCTCTGACGGCTGTGTCGATGGTGCGGAAGCTTGGGGGCGTTGGTGCGTCTTGGATGGTTTGGAGTATGTCGCCGCTGAGTTGGGTGAGTTTGTCGGTGGTGCCGGTGTCTGGGAAGTCGCGTGGGGGCATGAGCGCGTATTTGATGGTTTTGCGGTCGGTGGAGTCGATGAGGGCGACGGCTATTTCTTGGGTGCGGTCTGATTTGCGCCATTCGCCGCCGTAGGGGCGGACGAGTCCGGGGCGGTCTTTGCCGATGCGGATTGCGAGTTTGCCGGCCATGCCTACGCCGATGGGTGCGATGACTTCGACGGAGTATGAGGCTCCGGTGAGGTAGCTCATTTTGGCTTGTGCGCCGATGGCGAAGCGTCCGCGGCCTTCTGCTGATTTGGTGACGTGGTCGATGAGGACGACTGCGGCTCCGGTGCGTTGGGCGATTTGGCGGGGTACTTTGCGGCCCCATGCGCTTACTTCATCGTTGTCCATGGATCCGACGCCGTAGACGGAGAACGCTTCGGTTACGCCGTCGATGACTGCGAGGGAGTACCGGGTTTGCATGAGTTGTTCCCATGCTTGGTGTTCCGCGGCTAGCCCGTAGGGGCTGCATTCGGGGCGGATGTAGTGGAGGTTCCCGCTGATTTGTTCGGGGGTGGCTCCGAGCATGAGCAGCCGTGTGACGACGGTTGCTTGGTCGGATTCGAAGTCGATGAAGAGGGCGCGTCTACCGGCGTTGAGTTCTTGCGCGGTGACGGCGTGCATGAGCAGTGATTTTCCGGATTCGGATTCGCCGTGTATCCCGTTTACTTTGCCGGGGTAGAGCAGTGCCACACCGTCTGTGCGTTGCATGTAGGTGGGTGGCTGGACTTTGTATGTGCCGTTGAGGACGGTTGTGAGGTCGATGGGTGACCATGATGTTGCTTCGGTGAGCGGTGGCGGTGTTTCGTCGTGGGTCAATTTGTTCGGTCCTTGGGGTGTGGGTCCGGGTGTCCTTGGGTGTGTGGGCCAGTCGCCGCTCATCTCGGCTGGCCCACGGGTGGTGCTGGGGGTTAGGCGGCTCGTTGGGGTGTGGGTTTGGTGGCGTGATCGTTGAATAGGTCTTCCCATTCGGTGGCGATGCCGTGTGAGTCTGCGGTGATGATCAGGTGGATGTCTTGGCGTGCGCCCCATGCGTGGGGGTCTGGGAAGCGTTCTTGTCCGCCGTATTCGCGGGGGAACCGTAGCGGGCTGTAGCTGTGGACGAGGAGTTCCACGACGGCGCGTGGCGGGAGTTTGGAGACTTCCCAGGAGTGGATGCGGTCGAGTTCGGCGGGGTCGTATGCGGTGGTTCCGCGGTCGCTGCTGTCGAATCGTGCTACGTCGATGGTGATTTTCTTGCTGATCATGGTGTGGCCTGTCTGTGGTGGTGACCGTGGCGGGGTGTGGGTTTGATTGCGTTGTTGAGTGCCGCCCATGCTTCGAGGGGCATTGTTTCGGTGGGTTTGGCTTCGGGCCGGATCCGGTTGGCCTCGGCTCTGAGGACTGTTTTGAGGATCGCGTTGGCTTGGTGGAGGTCCAGGAGGACGCGGGCGTAGTGGTCGGGGCCGAGGTCTTGCCGGCAGATGTTGAAATTCTTGGGGGTGCGGTTATCGCGTGTTGCGGCGAGGAATTGCACCCATTGGGTGGCTCGTTGTTCGGGTGTTCCGGTGATGGGCCGGTGTGCTGCCATTGGGCTTAGCCTTCGGGAAGGCTGTAGTACATGTCTGCGCACATGGGGCAGACGACGTTGTTTGCTGTCCCGCCTGACGCGGCGGCTGTCGCGGCGTAGTTCGTTTCGTTGGCGTTCCACGCGTGTCCGCACAGCGCATGCATGGTGGTCCCGAGGACCGCCGATTCTGTGATGTTGGACTTGAGCACGTAATGGAGGATGACCTCCGGGTAGGTCGGTGAAAGCAGCGGATTCTTGCGGGTGATCGTGGCGGTGTTCATGATGGCGAGACCTTGTTTCTTGTGGTGGTGGTTAGGTCGGATGGGTGCAGCCCCCAGGCTGCGTCTTATGCGTAGGGTTTCCGCGGTACGGCGTCCAAGGCTCCGAGCAGGTCGGCCAGACGGTAGATCTGCTGCGAGCCATCCTCAAGCTTGATGAGCACCTGATTTGGGCCGATGAGGTCAAACTCGATGGGCGCGGTTCCGGTTGTCGAGCGGACGACGGTGGACATCATGCGGCCCGTTCAGGAATGGTCCCCGCGTCGAGAATTTCTTGAATTACGCGGGTGCTGATGACGATGCGTCGGCCCAGACGGATGCTCGGGATCTCGCCCCGGTTGACAGCTTCGTACGCCTGTCGATGCCCGATGCCGAAGATGACCTCAAGGGCCGAGACGGGTGCAGTTGCCTTGCTGAGGATCTCTGCAACTTCTGGGGAGTAGGGAACTACCAATTTTCTCTCCTAGTTTGGGTTGAGCGAATACCGAAATCGCTCTTTCTCAAACAGTACCCCTGGGTGCGTTGAGTTGCAACCCGATTCCGCATACACTTTTTCCGAAACCGATAATTCCAATTTAGGGAGACTGGACGATGGCCTTACCAACACCGGAGGAACAGGTCGCGTTGAACCTGGAGCGGCTCCGAACGGAAGCCGGACTCACCTATGAGGGGCTAGCCCAAAGACTCATGGGGATGGGCATTCGCATCCACCCAAGCGCCATCCAGAAAACGGAGAAGAGCGGGCGCAAGGCAACCATCAAAGAGATGCTGGCATATGCCCGCGTCTTCAAGATCCCCGTAGAAAAGCTGTGGGGCGGCTATGCCCCAAGCGAAGAAGTCACCGCTGCGAAACGTGACCTCGCTGCCGCAGAGACGATCCTCAAGATTTCAAAGCAGGTCCGTCACGAATATGAACTGATCGTGGAATCTGTCTGTGAGCAGGCTGTGAGATATGACGTAGTCCGACAGGAGTTAGAAGGCGTCGTTGTTCAAGCTGCCCTCAGACTCGTGTTGGAAGAGCGGTTTTCGAAGGATGACAAACGTTCGGAGTTGAGCATCGTCGGGTCGGAACAGGCCGCAGATCTTCTAGGCGAGCTCGAAGGTGAAATTCCGATCGACGTTGAAACGGCGCTCGACTGCCTGGAGCGCTATCGGGAAAAGGTTCCGGAAGTTGAAAGGCAGCGGGCCAGTGCCGCAAGGAAAGAGGAAATGTTGGCTAGAGCAGAGGCGCTTGCCAGTCCGATGGCAGAACAGGGAAGGATTGAGAGTGGCGAATGACATTTTCCGGCGTTGTGGTTGCCGGGATGAGAACAAGAAGCAGTACGGGGCGAGGTGCCCGCAGCTCGCGAAGGATCCCAAGCACGGCACCTGGGGTTTCTATGTCGCTGCGGGTGTGGATCCAGCGACAGGTAAGCGCCGGCAGGTCAGGCAGGCTGGTTTTCCGACGCAGAAGGCCGCACGTGAGGCCCGGAACAAGGTAGCCAGATCACTGGACCAGGGCACCTACGTGAAGCGTTCAACCGAGCGATACGGGGACTACCTGGACGGCTGGCTGGAGCGTCACAAGGTCACGGGCAAGGGCCTGGAGGCAACCACCTATGACAACTACGCCCGGTATATCAAGAATGATATTAAGGGCACTGAGCTATCTCGGATGCTGCTGTCCGACATCCGTCGCTACCACCTCAACGACTTCCTCAGGGGCCTCTCAGAGGCCGGTAGAGGGGCCGTCACGGTTCGGCGTATAGCTGCCGTGCTGCAAGGCTCCCTGAGGGCCGCTGCACGGTCCCAGCGCATCGAGAACAACCCTGCCACCGAGCTGGAATTGCCGAAGGTGGAAAAGAAGCCAGTACAGGCATGGGAACCCGCCCAGGTCGGGCACTTCCTCGACGTGGCGGCTGCCCACCGGCTCGGGGCACTGTTCGAGCTGGCCATGTTCACGGGAATGCGCCGCGGCGAGCTGATCGGTCTGCGCTGGGCTGATGTTGACCTTCCCACGCGGACAATCGCCGTGAGGAACAACAGGGTTCAGGCCGATGGGCGGATTGTGGACAAGGGCACCAAGACGGATGCCGGTCAGCGCACGGTGGATCTCGATGACCGCGCCACGGGCGCATTGATCGGATGGCAGATAAAGCAGCAGGAAGAACAGGACGCAGGGCAAGAGGCCTACTCCCCCAGCGGCTACGTGTTCACAATGGAGGACGGACGACCGCTGAAACCTCAGTACGCGACACGTCTGTTTGAGAGCCTGCGAGTGAAGGCCGGTTTGCCGAAGCTGACGTTCAAGGGCCAGCGCCACGAGCACGCATCCTTGATGATCGCCGCGGAGGTGGATATCGCAGTGGTATCCAAGCGTCTGGGTCACAGCTCGATCAGTATTACGTCGGATATCTATGGGCACCTGATCGGGTCGGCATCCAGGAATGCAGCCGAGAACGCCGCCGCGTTGGTGCCGGCAAAAAAGGCTGGTGCACACACACTGCACTCACAAGCCCCGGTTACGGCCTGAGGGCAAAAGAAAAACCGCCCCAACACCGGGCTACTTCCCAGTGTTAGAGCGGTTTTTATCGGTCGGGCTGACAGGATTTGAACCTGCGACCCCTTGACCCCCAGT